TTCTTTACCAGAGTTTAAAAATCTTACTTCTCCGCCGTCATAATCATCATTTATATAGTGAGTTACTGTTAGCACATACTTAAACCCTGGCATCTCTTCACGCTCTATTTGGTAGTCGCTATGGTGAGACATAGCAAGTCTTTGGCCGTGATCTTTTCCATTGATATGCTCCTCTGGTGTTGGAGTATACCTATCATAAGATGGTGCAGAAATTATCCAATCTTTTGCTGCATCAGTTAGCTGAAAGTGTTGTAAATAATGTTCTGTTGATATTAGAAATGCATTTTCAATTTCTTCAATCATTTTCTTTTCTGCAAGAATGTCTTTTTCGTTTTCAGGATTTTCTTGTATGGCTTTAGTAACATCCTCTAGAAGACGAGTTTCATTAAATCTTGCCTCATAAGACATAGTGGTTCCAAAAATGCTCCAATTTTCGGGCTCTTTAAATAGATATCGCTTTCTTTTACCATTATGAAGTCCATCAAGAATTGCCAAGTATTCTTTATGATTAGAAATAAGTCCAGGATATACAAATACCCTTGGTAAAATTTCTTTATAAGGAATATCTTTAATCATATTAAAATCCTGGGTCACCCGTTTCTAACCACTGTTGTCTTTGCACCTGTTGTTCTGGCAACATACCGTCTCTTTCGGCCTTTAGCTGTTCCAAAAATCCTTCTGGATACACAGAGTCTGCCCAATCCCACGACAAGAGCATTGTCCATCTTTCCCCAGAGGTTACTTCATTAACCCCGTGAATATTTCCAAATCCTACGTCAAAAGCAACCATAGTTCCCTGTTTTGGTGCAATTGAAAGCCCGTGGTCCCTAAAGGTTAGCTCCCCACCTTCATAATTATCATTAAGATAAATAATGGTTACCATCTTATTTTCTTGCCATGCATTCAGAGTTCCATCAAGTTCCGCATTATCTGCATGATCTGAAGCAAAGGCTCCTGGTAGCCACTTGTGTGCACTAAGAGTAAGATTTCTCAAACCTCTGCCCATAGCGGCCTCTCCATACTCTTTTGCCTTTTCTCTAAGACCATTAAAGTAATCATCATTAATTTCTGGATACACACCCTTAGCCATCGGTGCCCTTGGATCCATTACTCTAGCATTAAAAAAGCATGTTAGCTCCCAGGAGTCTGCATCGCTCTCATAATAATCAATAAGCCTTTGCGACTCTTCTGGACTTAAAAATCCTGGATATTCTACTATATCGTCTTTATGAATAATCTTTTCTACGTCTAACATGCTATCTCCTATGCATACTTGTTTCCGCTTTCCCACTCTTCTCTCTGCTTTGCCTGCTCTTCACGAACAATCTTGAGTTCTTCTTCAAAAGCCTCAAGTTGCTCTTCAGAGTATTCTGCTTCTTCATAGTCCCAAAAAGAAACCATTGTGTACCTAGTGCCTTCAGTAATTTCGCTAACACCATGTACATTTTCAACGCCACCTGGGAAAACAATAAATGAAAGCTTTTGTGGTTTAAAGTCTATATCATGATCTGGAAAGTATAGGTGTCCACCTTCGTAGTCATCATTTAGATATAAAATGCCTACGTATTTATTAATCTGAAAAGAGTTTGGGACTCCTTCAAAATCAGAGTTATCTGAATGTGGGGCTGCAAATCCTCCAACCATCCACTTTTGTGCATGAGATGTGTTAGGCTTTACTGGCCTTCCAAATACGTGTGCTACGGTTGCTTGATAAGCATTTTTGATTTGTTCAAAAAAGTTTCTGGGCAAATTAAAATCGTCAATTGTCGGATCATCTGGCATAATTCCCATTCCAGATGAGCCGTAAAATGCAATGTGTCCCCACATTTCAGCATAGTGCTCAAAATATTTTACCATGCTGTCTGCGGTTTCATCGTCTACAAAATTTGGAATTTCTACAATTCTATTGTCTTTAACTCCCAAAATACTTTTTGGGTTATCATTTGGTTCATCTTTCCAAACAATAAAGTCTTCATCTTTGATATCTGTGTAAATATATGCCATTACTCTTGCTCCTCTAAAGCCATTTTTTCAGCCCACTCTTCTTCAGTATAGTGTTTACGAATAGTCCAGAAAAACGGTACTGTGTACCTGATGCCAGACTCTACTGCTGTAATTCCATGTATAAAATTCATGTCTCCTGGAAAAAAGTATGCAGCTCCCTTTTTGGGCTTAAACTGAATTCCTTGATTTGGAAAATATAACTCTCCACCTTCGTAATCATCATTAATATAAAATAGTCCTGCTAGATCATACCAAGGAAAATCATTTGGCTTGCCCGCATCGTCTCCTACGTGCAACTCTTTGTCTGCGTGTGGCATTTGTAGTTGGCCTGGCAGCCATCTTACCATTGCTGGGCTTGTTGGCCAGGCATCTACTCTATAAAATGCATCTACCTCTTTTTTAAGCCTAGCAACCATTCCCTCAATAATGTCGGGAACTTCTGTGTTAGTTTTTGCTATTGAAGGATAGCAGGCTACACGATCTTTCCAATAATCGGAATCATAAATCACAGTTCCTTCGTCATTATAATGAGTTTCTGTGATGTCCCAGACTGTGTTGTTGCGAATAAAATCATTTAGCTTTGTCAGCTCTTCCTCAGTCATAAAGTTTTCTCTAGCCTGTATCATATCGGCAGAGTCTCCATAATATCCCGATGGGGTAATGGAGATTCTTTCTGGCTCAGGTCCGTGATTTATATCATTTGCTAATGTTTGATTTTCCATAGCTACATTATATCACGATTAACTTAGCTATATTTTCTTTTAGACCAAAAACTTTTCAAATAAACGCCACCGTCTTTTACACGAAAAGTCCTATTGGCATCCATTTTTTTCTTATGAATATCTAGGGGGCTTTGCTTGTCCCACTCAGAATCCCAGTCTTCTCTTTTAAAGGGGATTAGTTGTGAATAGGGGGTTCCAGCTGGAATAATGCCCTCCCAGCCTTTTTGTATAAAAAATGGCATTGTGCCAGACATCGCCACCTTGTCATTATCTATAATTCCGCTAGTTGTCATAAAGGGTAGGTCATATCTTCCAAATGGTTGAGAGTATAAAACGCTATATCCTTCGGGAGTAGAGACAGTCCAGTCAGAGTACCATGCAAAGTGCACTTCATCATAGCCATGTGGTACGACAAACTGTGGCATAGGGTCTCTAGAGTGCAAAAAATCTGCATAGCTTGAATCTAGCGTTTTTCCAGTAATTTTACCATTTACTTTTTTAAATTCAATATCGCATGGCGTTCTAAAAACATACCCAGTGGTCATTATGTCATATATGGCTGGACAGGCCTTCCATGTTGGAATTTTACCCTGATTCATTGGGTCTACGTAATGATCTCCGTTTGGCATTTTGGCAAACCTATCTGCATCACGATACCACTCTGGAATATTTTTTTGACCTGCGGGTGCTGGGGCCGATGGACTATCCATGTTTGACCAGGCTCGTGTATTAATAAATTTAATAATTTTATTCATCTGATAGGTCTGTTACTTTCATTAAAATCTTTTTGGTTTCATGCTTGCCTAGGGGCTCTCCTGTATGGTCTGTGGCATCTCGATAATAATGTGTCCACTCTCCTGCCTGATTCTTTTCTTGAGAAACTCTGCCTCGCTCTTGCATTCTATTATTCCATTCAGCAGTTTTCATATATTCTGGTGACCCCGAATGAATTGTTAGATCATAAGACTGAACGTCTGAAAGTGAAATTGGAACAATCGCTGCAACTGGGGTTCCAGCTGGTATTGTAATTTCTATGTGGGGCTCTGTTATCATCCAGGCAATTGGGATGTCCCCTACAAGCACAGAAGTGCTAATTATTGTTGTGATACATTGTGTTCCACGAATAAATTGATTTGGAACTGGCATGGTTAGCAGACTTACGTTTTCTTCTGAATTAAACACTAGCCCTGTAGAAAAACTTATTGTACTATTTCCCCTGCCCCCGTAAACATAATCGTGTCCTTTAATTATTTCAACATGGTCTGGTGTAGAATCATTAATCCCGTCCCATTTAATAACAATATCTTCTGGGAAAGAAATTCCCCATCCTAACCTATTTGCAAGGGTCATTGGAAAGCAATGATAGGCGTGTCTATCAAAAGTAAAATCCATCCAATCTCTAGTTAAGGCCAGCTGATCAATAATCGCTGGCTTATCCTTAAAGCCCTTGTAAACATTTATCTGCATTAGCTACCAGTCTCTTGATAAAATTCAGGCCTGTGATACTTGTCTGAGTAATCAAGCATAGTTACGATAGAGTATTTAACACCTTCAGTTACTGGCATTGCTCTGTGAGCATACATATAGTTAGACGGAAAGACAAAAAGATCTCCTGCTTTTGGTGTTAGTGTTAGATTTTGTTGTCTAAAATAAAGCTCCCCGCCAACATAATCGTCGTTTGGATATGAAACTAGGGATACAATGCAGTTATAGGAGTACCCGTTGTCCGAGTGCTCTTGGAAGTGCTGCCCAGGGCCGTATCTTACAAAGTTCATAGCTTCCCAGTATCTAAGTTCTCCAATATTAAAGTGCCTTGCGTAATACTTAACAGCCTGCACATTTCTGTCATATACATCTTGCCATAACTGTTGCAGCTTTAGGCTAGCTTCTGACTTATCATGCTCGATATCAGTTTTCTTATACTTAAAATCTACACAGTCACGATACTCTGGAATTTTCATTCCATATCCTACCATAGCATCCATATAGCTATAGTGATTAGATGGATCTAGGATAACTTCTTCTAGTCGTTGAATAATATTCATATCTTTTGGAAGATTGTCGCTAAATTTAAAGATTCCTGGCCCGACTTCTTCTACTTTTGACCAGGTCTGTTTGTCAATAGTATAGAATCTTTCAATTCTTTTTTGGATGTCTTCGTGTTCTTCTTTGCCCTCTGTGGCTGTTAGTTTATCTACCATGTTTTACCTTAATATATTACTTTCTGGTCTTCTTGACGATATGGGTGGTACCTTAGGTTTCCCCTATCGTTGTAGTCTGTCATTACTACGACAGAGTACTTGGTTCCACCAATCATTGGTTGTGATGCATGCTCATAAATATATGTGGATGGAAAAATTACTACATCTCCTGGCTCTGGCTTAATGGTTAGATCGAACCTAGGGAAATAAATTTCTCCTCCGTCATAGTCATCATTAAGATAAGCAACAATGGAAACAGTACAAACATAAGCAGGACCATGGTCTGCATGTACTTTAAAATGAGTTCCTGGCCCATCATATTTTACAAAATTAAATGATTCAAAATAGTTTACCCCAACGCCCCAATAACGTCCATAGTCTTGAGATATTGGAAAAATTGAATCAAATGTTATTTCGTGAGCTTCGTACAGCTCTTTGTTTAAATCATCTATGGCACCCAGTGTCTTAAAGTGTTTGCCTATTTTAAAATCTACACAATGTCTAGCAGATGTTTCTGGGGTGTCTGCCTCAGTTACCATGGCAGGTTGCCAGTCATACTTTTTATCTGGTCCTAAATTATTTTCTAAAGTGTTAATAATTTTTTGACAGTTTTCAGCTGATATTGCATTTTTATAAAGATTAATGCCTAATGCTGGGTTCTCTACCGTAACACCTTCTACAGTTTGTCTTGTTGTCATCCTATTACTAGATGTTTCTGATCTATCTTTTGTATGCCAATCATTCATAACACTATTATAACACAAAAGCCCAGGACTAGTGCCCTGGGCTTTTTGTGCTACCTATTAGAGGAAGTACTTAGTGAATCTAGGTGGGAAGAATGGGAAGAATGGTGGGAAGTATGGTCCGAACCTAGGTGGGAAGTACGGTGGGAAGTACGGTGGGAAGAATGGTGGGAAGAACGGGAAGAATGGGAAGAATGGTGGGAAGTACGGTGGGAAGAATGGGAAGAACGGTGGGAAGTAAGGGAAGAACGGGAAGAATGGGAAGAACGGTGGGAAGTAAGGGAAGAAGGGGAAGAATGGGAAGAATGGCGGGAAGTATGGGGGGAAGAACGGGAAGAATGGTGGAAAGAATGGTGCAACGGTATCAACGGCATTAGAGTAAGCTGAAAACTCTGAATCACCGTTAGCATTTGTAGCCTTGACACGGTATGCATTTGTAGAGCTACCTGTACCCTCCTGAGCAACTGTAATTGATGTGCCAGTATCAGTTCCAGACTTTCCATCATCACACTCCCAAGAATATAGGGTAATGGCTGATCCACCGTTTGATGGTGCTGTCCAAGAAACGTCATCAACATCTGCTGTTGTAGAGGATGCTGTTGGAGCACTTGGGGTAGCTGGTACAGTTGTAACTGTAACTGTTTGTGTTCCAGAAGGGTCTGACTCTCCAGAATTGTTTACAGCAGTAAGATATACGGTGTAGGATGTATCTGATGATAGTCCAGTTACGGTAAATGGCGAAGAGCTTCCAGATCCAAGCAGGTTGTTTCCGCTGTCGTAAACATTATAAGAAGTTGCAGGAGGAGATAGCGGATCTAGAGAAAATGTTACTTCAATAGCACCGTTATTGTATGCCCTGCCTGTTCCAACATTTGTAGCACTGCTTAGTGTTGGTGCTAGTGGTTGTAGAAAGTCATTCTGCTGAGAGGACTTTCCACCTGCTTCTTTCTTAGCCATTAATTTCTCCTGTCAATTTCTTATTTAGTTATTAAGCTGTAAGGTCTCCATAGATTACCCAGCTGTTTGATGCCCTCTTTAATATTGTAGCAGAAGACCACTGAGTACGGAGCTTGTTTCCTGGTGTGTAGTTTACAGTAACACCTGTGTCTCCAGAGATTGTTACCTGTCCCGCACCTGTTTGGAAGATATCCATTGATGCTCCTACTGGCCATGCCAGTGCAGCGTCTGTTGGAATTGTAAAGGTAGTTGCACTAGCAGAGTTCATCTCGACAATGTTGTCTTGGTGGTCAAGAGTGTCAAGAGTGTAGCTTGCAGTCTTCTCTGCAAACTCTGTAAGTGATGGGACACCAGCCTTTGTCTGAGTTCCGTCTGTAAAGACAACTCCAGCAGCTGTTAGGTTGTTCAAAGCTAGGTCATCAAGCGATCCCTCTGCAAAAGCAACTGTGGTAGCTGGCTCAGTAGCAACTCCCTTAAAGAGCTTCCATGTGTCATCAGATACGTCTCTTACGATACCAGCGTGTCCTACTGATCCGTCATTGTAGGCTACCACAAGACCTAGGTCAACCGTGTTGGCTGAGTTCTGGTGTGCTAGCTGAACGATGTTGTCTTCAATTGTAATGCTTGTTGCACTTGCAGAGAAGTTTGTACCATTTACGGTGAAGTCTCCTTCAACAACAAGGTTGGTGTCAACTGTCACATCTCCAGTAAATGTCGCTCCAGCAAGATTGGCCTTTAGGTCTAGAGCTGTTTGAGTAGCTGTAGATACTGGCTTGTCTGCATCTGCAGTGTTGTCAACATTTCCAAGGCCAACCATTGCCTTATCGATACCAGAAACGGTACCTGTAAATGTTGGGCTGGCAAGATCTGCCTTAGCGTCAAGCTGTGCCTGTACACCCGATGTTACGCCATCTAGGTATCCTAGTTCAGTTGCATCTACGTTACCAATTGAGGTTGTGGATGGCAAAGAAACAGTTCCTGTAAATGTAGGTCCTGAGAGTGGAGCATATGTAGCGGTAGCTGTAGTAGTTCCAAGCTTTCCGTCAATCTGAGCTTGAATTCCTGATGTTACTCCATCTAGATAACCAATTTCAGTTCCATCAACACTTCCAATTGAGGTTGTTGCTGGAAGAACAACGGTACCCTGGAATGTTGGGCTATCAAGATTTGCCTTGTCTGTTTGCAAAGTAGCAATGTCTGTATCATTACCAGTAACTGCCGATTGCAGGTTGGTGATATCTGTCTGTGCAGTTGCAACGCTAGACTGTAGCGTTGAGATATCTCCAGAATTGGTAACAATATCTGCTTGAGCAGTTGAGATGTCTGCTTCTGCTGTGTCAAGCTCTCCAGACAGTGTGTTGATCTGGTCTTGAATAGAAGAGGTTACTCCATTAAGATATCCAATCTCAGTTGAGTCAACAGTTGATGGAATTGCTGCTGCAATTGCTCCGTCTACATAAACCTCAGTTGCTAGATAGTCTAGGCCAGCAAAGACAACTGTATCATCGTTGCCGTTTACCTTAGCCTTGCCAGTATCTGCTTCAATAACAAGGGCGTAGGCATCAATTGGATCTGATGCTGCACTATTTGCCCAGTTGTCTGCGGTATCAACTCGTAGAAGTACTCTATTTCCAAGTGCTGTTGTTACGGTTGCAGCAAAGTTTTCATCATCATTAAGAGCAGCAGCTAGCTCATTAAGTGTGTCAAGGGCAGCAGGAGCACCATCAATGATATCATTAGCACTGCTGAAGTATTCAATGCTACTCCATGCGGTAGCACCATCACCAAACTTAAAACGTCCAGTGTCTGTTTCGTAACCAATTTCTCCAGCTGCTAGTACTGGATCTGCCGAGGTCCACTCTGCTGCGGTACCCCTTCTTTGCTGCATTCTAGTTGCCATTATTTTATCTCCTAATGGGTTCTGCCCATACTTATTTAATTATAAATGCTTTTTTTAGTTAAATTGATCTGTAACAATTCCACCCGACCAAGTGTCTTCCCAGTCAGTCGTAGAGGCTGTTCCAGCTTCAGTTGTAGCAACAAATGTTGTTGTTGGAGTTCCACCCTCAACAAATGTTGTGGTGATTCTTCCAGTTCCATCAATTGCTGTGTCGTGAATGTGGTCTGCTAGGTAATCAGCATCTGCCTTTGTAGCAAGTGTGATCCACTGTGTGCCATCATACACGTGAAGTCTTAGTGATACAGTGTCTAGCCAAAGCTGGCCAGCACTCGGAGAAGATGGTGCAGTTGAGTCAACAACTGGTAGAGAAAGGGAATCTACATACCCCTTGGTTGCGACATGTCCGTCTGCTGTAGGTGCAGATGCTGAAATGGTACCACCAATTACTGCGTCTCCAGCTACCTGGATTCCATTTTTGACTTTAAAGTCTTTGTCGCTTGTTGCCATCTAATTATCTCCTAGTTTTTGGTTGGGTGGTGGCTACCGAAGTAGCCACCCCCACCTTTTATATTTTATTCAGTTTTTTTAAACAAGTAGAGTTCCGCTTACTGTTACATCTGTGTTGTTGTTTGCAGTTGTAACAAGAAGCTCTACGTCAGTTCCATTCATACCAGCAGAGATTGTGGATAGAGAACCGTTGGTTCCTACTACCGCAAACTCTGTGATTGCAATGTTGTTTGAGCTGTCAAGTGTTAGCAGAACCTCTGATACCTCAGTGTGAGTACCAGTGTCAGCCTTTACGAGGAACTTAGCAGAAGTGTATGTTCCAGAATCAAAGCTGTATGCAACTACCTGGCTAGCTGTAGCAACTGTCTGAGTTGCAGCTACCTGTGTAGCAACAGAGTTGATGTCTACCTCTGTAAAGTTAGGAACAACAGCCTCAAGTGCAGATACTGCACGTGCGTCTGTAAAGTAAAGGTTGGTTGTACCCTCTGAAAGGTCATCTGTATCAGAGTCTGCAACACCATTCTCAGCTTCAAAGCTGATTGTGTTGTTTACATCATCATAAGTGATTGTGATGTTAGCGTGGGTTCCAGCAGCAATTGCTGTTGCAACTGCATCCTGAGCACGCTCATCTGTGAAGTAAAGGTTTGTACCCTCAGCAACATCGTCAGTATCTAGTGCACCAACTGTAGCGGAAAGAGTGGCAATTTCACCATCGGTGTAGGTGTTTGCATTGCTTTCAGCTGTATTGGCCTTGCTAGTAGCATCAGCAGCAGCAGTAGAAATTGCGTCTGCCTCAGCCTGATCAGCGTATGCCTTAAGAGATGTGTCAAGAGTTAAAATCTCACCATCAGTGTAGGTATTAGCGTTAGACTCAGCTGTGTTAGCCTTAGAAGTTGCATCTGCTGAAGCTGTAGAAATTGCATCTGACTCAGCTGTGTCTACATACTGCTTAGTAGCAGCGTGAAGTGCACTAGTTGGGTCCTGAGCAAGTGTCAGGTCTCCAGTCATGGTGTCCCCAGCCTTGGCAACCTTCTCACCAATAGATGTGGTGATTGTAGTTACGAAGTTAGCATCGTCACCAAGTGCTGCAGCTAGTTCGTTTAGGGTGTCTAGAGCTGCTGGTGCTGAATCTACAAGGTTTGCAACTGCAGAAGCAATCCTGTCTGTAATAGTGTTACCACCAGTACCGTCAACAGTTCCATCTCCAACAAGCAGGTCTGTGTAGCTCTTGGCATCTGCTTCTGCTGTGTCAGCATATGTTTGAAGAGAAGCCTCTAGGGTAGAGATTTCTCCATCAGTGTAGCTGTTAGCTGATGTAATAGCGTCAGCCTCTGCTGTGTCAGCGTATGACTGAGCACTTGCAAGAGCTGCATTTGCTTTAGAGGTTGCATCTGCTGCAGCTGTAGAAATTGCGTCTGCTTCTGCTGTGTCAGCATATGACTGGTAAGCAGCTGTAATTGCAGTTTCTCTTGTGTCTGTATAGCTTTCTGCTGCAGTTTGAGCTGCAGAGACCTCGGTATCTGTTGCAAAACTGCCATCCAAGGTCACGGCAATGTTTACGTTAGCAGAGCCATCAAAGCTAACGGAACCAGTTGCATCTCCACTAATTTCAATTGTGCGAGCAGTTTCAAGTGTTGTTGCAGTGTCAGCATTACCTGTTACGTCACCGACTAGATCGGCTGTTACTGTACCTGCTGCAAAATCTCCGTTTGAATCACGAAGCACCAGCGTGTCAGCAACATTTGTAGAGCTTCCAGAACCACCTACAAGGTTTGTAATGTAGGATTGGTCTGTAGGATCTTTGGTTAGGATGTCATAGTTGTTAACGGTAGCGGTTGTACCCTCAACAACAAGACCAGACTTAATCTTAAAGTCTTTTGTTACTGTAGCCATTTATTAATCATCTCCTGTTTTATGCCTTAAGTCCCATACGAGCGAATCGTACGGTGACTGGCTTAATAGCTGAATCTGGAGTAATTGTCAGTGCGACAGTGTCTCCAGTTCTTGAGACGCTAATGGTGCCCATATTCCCATCGTTGTCTATTGTTCCGTACTCGCTGACGTTTACATTTGTGCCGTCAACAAGCAAGGTCAACTCTGTAGCGTAGAACTTATTGTCTCCCTCTGTTGTCTTTGCAATTGATACGATGTACTTAACCATACGCCATACTGTTGCATCAAAACTATCAATCACTGTTACGTTTTCAATTCCAGTAATTGTGTTTTCGTTATTACCGAAGCTTCCCAGGTCAGTTGCCTGAGCTGCAGCGGTATCGATAAGATCTTCGTAATCTTCTTGCGATGGACGGTCTCCCGTCTCATAGCGTGTTTTAATATAAGAAATAGATGTTCTAGCCATACCTATATTATAGATAGGATTTTTAATAATTTAAAGAACGTAGTTGTTGTAACCAACTACAGCAATTCCGATTGGTGCTGGATTGTTTGGACCGTATGCCTCAATGCCAATATTTATAAATTTAACACGAAATGGCAATGTTTTGTCAATTTTAATTTTGCCAGGAACGTCAATAATTTTTGCAATTCCAGGTCTTTCCTCTAGAATTACTGCTTTGGCCATTAGTTTGTAACATCCTCAATAACAGTAATGCTTCCCTGAGCAACTGTCCATACTGTTTCGTTTTGTGGAAGCGATAACTCAATATCAAAAATATCTCCAGTTTCAAGTAGAGTAGATTGTGATGCAGTTAGCTTAACTGTAAACTCACCTGCAGCATCATCTGCGTCCTGTGTTGGAGTCAACGTAGTAATAATAGTTGCGTTGTCTGTAATAATGCCAGCATCTGAAGAGTTGGTGGGACGCTTAATTTCCATATCAATTGTCCAGTCTGGGATATTTAGTGGTTGCTTTGCATCATCTGTTACATAAACTTTAAATGCAGGAGTATCTCCACGGACTAGTGTCCAGGAAAGTTGCGGTGGTGCACTTCCTACGCTCTGAATTCCGTTTCCTCTTGTAGCCATAATTTATTATACCATCCTTATGCTAGGCCATCCCTGAGTGCACCCCAGGTTCCGTTGCCTTTAGCTTCAACAATAATAATACCAGCTGTTGCTGAGTAAGCTACAACGCCTACAGCACCGCTTCCGCTTGCTGGTCTAGAATTAGTAAGGCCTCCGCCTTCTGCGACATACAGCACATCTCCTACGGCATATGAAGTTGTATTAATATCTTCAAGAAGTCCTGCAACTACGCAAATACCCTCTTCGCCATCTGCAGTACTTTGCTTCATGAGACCTAAAATAGGTGTTGTCGTGGTTGGTAATGACTTGTTGACCGTTGTCCTTGTTGTGTACCCAACTGCATGCACGGGTGTGCCAGCTAATAGGGTTTCGCCAGAATCATTTATTACGTTAATCTGAAAATAGCCAACGCCGAATGTGGGTAGCAAAGCCTCTAGGCTTTCTACAAGTGTTTTTAGATCTCCGTGTACGTTAACATCATCAGTTGCCAGCGGAAATGGCAAGCCGTATTGACTGTTTTCTAGTGTGGCCATGTCAATATTATAACACGAAAGTTGCAAAATAAGTATATGAATGGTACAATAAGAAGTCTTATGAACAAAACTATTGCCAAAGTAGGCGTGGCAGGTTTGGTACTTCTAGGAATTACTGAATGTCATATGATAGTTGCCCCTGCCGTTTTGGCTGATGACTCAGAACCCCAAATACAAAGTTTACAATTAGGCAAGGTAAGAAGTCTGGTTGGCACTGAAGATAGTAGCCATGGCTGGATTGACCTAGAGGGTCCTAAGTTTGCAAGAAACTCTGACTATAAGGTTATTACGATAGCTCCTTGGGAAAAACCAGAAGTTGCTGCAAAACAAATGGATGTTGATCAGCTAAAGCGTGTTTTAAGGTATGCAGGATTTGAGGGCTATTCTTTAAGAATGGCCCAAGCAATTATTAGACTTGAATCAAATAGAAGAATGTATGCCCATAACCCAAACCATTTAACTGGTGACAACTCTTATGGCCTTTTTCAAATTAATATGTTTAAAGACCTAGAGGCACAAAGACTTGAGAAGTTTGGGCTTTCTAAAAATGAAGACTTGTTTAACCCTGGAATTAACGCTAGGGTAGCTTGGGAAATATCTAATGGCGGTACTGATTGGTCTGCTTGGACTACATACTCTGAAGCAAAAAAGATTGTAAAGTATTACTCTTCTAATTAAACCTTATGCCACTTGCCTTCAGGGCATTCGGCATTAGCAAGCCTTGTCTTAACATGCATAATACATCCGCACTTAGAGCATTGCTTAGTTGCAGAAATTAAAAATGGACATTTTTTGCATATTTCGTATCGCTCTGCGGCCACTTCTTTTGGTGCCCACTCCGTATTTGGATTAAGAACGTCCCAGGGCCTGGTCTCTCCCAGACTCTGCTTCCATTTTTCAAAAGGTGTTAGCTCAGACAATAGTTAGCTTTCTTCTGGTGGAACAAATTCTCCGTCAACAAGCTTGTACCCAATGCCGATGCTTGCATTTAGGTTGTCTGTTATATCCATTACGGTAAGGTTTCCTGTATAAAATGCAGCATTGTATGCATCTGCTATATAGCCTGGCTTTGGTAGCTGTACAACCGCAAAAACAGTTCCAACATCATTAATAAAGGCATACCTTTCTGCAGCATCAGTTTCAAAGGGACTATCAATTGCCTCATTTGGATTTATGAATGTTCCTCGAACATATTTCCATCCGCTCGTAACACCCGTTTCTCCGTCTACTACCTTTTCAATATAAAAGTCAGAATTAAAAAATTCTTTATACCTGTCGCTAAGATCACCAAGTGTCTCTGGAATCATCCAAACGTCAAAGATTTCATCTCCCGACATAATTACATATTTACTATCTACTGCCATAATGTCTCCTATTATACACCACTACCCAATACATTGTCCACCTACACACTGGAAGCCAGCTTGACATGCTGGAACACAGCCCGCAAAGTATGGGAAATAAGGGAAGAACGGAGGCGTTGTTGGAGGAATACATCCCTGCTTTCCATAATCAGCACAAACTGTACCATTTGGAGAAATACACCTTGTGCCCCATGCAGTGCCTGAAGCACAGCCACTATCGGCAAATGTGTAGTTGTCGTTAGTACATCCAGAGTCGCAGCCACCTGCATCGAACCATGGGAAGAACGGGAAAAATGGGAAGAATGGGAAGAAGGGTGGAAAATATGGGAAAAATGGGAAGAATGGGAAGAACGGGAAGTTTGGTGGGAAGTAGGGGAAGAATGGGAAATACGGGAAGAATGGAGCTGGCACAAAGTATGGGAAATAAGGAAAGTATGGGAAATACGGTGGGAAGAATGGTGGAGCTGGAGTGTAGGTATAAACTACAAAATCAATTGCTGTTCCGTAGTCTACAAGTGTGCCTGCCGCTATGGCCTGACTTTCTACAAGACCATCGAGTGCATTGTTATAAGTTGTAATTGTAGTTACTGTGCCAACGGTAAGTCCAGCATCAGTAATTAGGGTTTCTGCTGCAGCCTGGGTTGTTGTTCCGCTCCCAAGATCTGGTACCTCTGCCATTCCAGCTGAGGTAAATCCAAAAATTGAAATTACCATTTTAAATCCTTACTACGCTGTTAGATCTCCGATAAGAAGCCAGGTATTTGTGTCTGTTTTAATTAAAACTGCACCAGAATATTGTGCTGCTATTTTAAGATTACTATTCTTGCTTCTAATTGTAACTCCAGTGTCTGCCAGGATTTCCACATTTCCCGCTCCCGCACGAATTATTTCTAGCCTTTGTCCAATAACAAATGCCGTTGTGCTATTGGCTGGTACCGTAACCTGAGTGTCTGAGGCTGAATCAATGATTACGGTATTTCCTACATCGGTATAAGAAAGTGTATAGCTAGAAGTTTGTGCAAGAAGTCTTGTAGCATCATTTACAAATCTCCATGCACCGTTGTAATAATACTGTAGCTCATTAATTTGAGTTCCTGAGTCAGTCTGCCTAACAAAAGCAACGATACCGTTTGTTGGTGATGGAATAGCGGCATCTCGTGCTGATGGATTTAGGAAGTTATTAACTCCCGCTTTTGCATTAAGAACATCCTCAAATGTTACAGTATTTGAAAAATCTTGTGTTCCAGACCATTGATAATTTGTAGAGGTATTTACTAGACCTGCAATTGGGTGCCAGGTGTCTGTTGCCTGATCATAAATATAACCCAGCTTACTACTTGAACTAATTGTACTCATTATTCAGAACTCAACCCCAATGCACGTAACTCGGCCTCTGTTAGGCCTACTACCTTAATTAACTTTGCGATTGCTGCCTCTTTAAGTTGCTGTTCTGTTTGACCAGCCATTATGCACCCACCTCTCTCCATCCTAGCGAGATGTCGTAGACATACATTGTTAGTGGTGATGAGTCGCTATCTGTCCAGATGCTGCCCTCCGCTATTGTTCCTGTAGGAGCATCTGCTTGATAAAAAATATTTCCAGAAACAATTGGTACTGAGGCATCGGCATCTACCCAAATGAGTCCGTCCTGTGGTGATGTAGGCTCTGTAGCTGTGTATAGAGAGCCTAGGCCCTGGTCTTCTAGGGTAGTAATTGCGTCATCAAGGTCTTGAAGGTGCCTGGCTAGGGATGGATTCGGCAATTGTGTTGGATCGGTGTTGGCTGTATCATAGGCTGTAGACCCATATAGAAATAACTTGAGGGCAGCCTGAATGTCTGCGGCATCCTCGTAGCCAGGCATTTTAGTATTATATAAAGAACCGATATCTTCAGCAGCCATTAATCATCACCGCCATTATTATACCACAGTAATGTATAAATAAACTACTTTATCTCCTGTGATATCTGACCAAGTACTTGAGTCAGAGTCGTACTCAATGGCTGTAATTGAAATTGGAAGTACCTGTGTTGATGTTACTGGATCAACAATAATCTCTCCAACAATTACTCCTGAAGAAATTGGATTTAGATTTGGCACTGTAGCTTGAACATTAAAGTTTTCAGCAGTGATGTTTGCAAGAAGTTCTGGGTATGATGGGACAATTGCAGAAAGTGGCAAGTTTATATCTGCTACTCCATTTACAAAAGTCGTATTAGAGTTTACGCTGTATTGGTTTGGAGTAAGCTTCATTAGCTTTACCCACTCATTAGAAACTCCATTGTTTACATACTGATAAAGATACATATACTCATCATCTGATGACAGAATGTTGATATACATATCTAGCACTCTTACGGTGTACCCAGTAGGTAGGGCTATTGCTAAATCTGGCTTGCCGTTTCCGACAAAAATCAATGTGCCTCTTGTACCCTGAGGTCCTATGTCAAGATTTACATCAATAGATGATGGTCCTCCAAGAATGGTTAGGTCATCTGTTGCAAGAACTACTTCTGCCATTATGCAGTTGCTCCAGTTACGTGGTCTGTTACCGAAATGTTACCAGTTAGTAGTGTATGAGTTGTTGGGTACGACCTGTTGTAGGGTGGCTGGCTGGAAGGCAATGTAACCTCTACGTCATAGACATAGGTTGTTCCTGCTGTAAGCTGTATTCCATCAGCTGGTCTGATTGCACAGGTTACGTGAGTTAAATCATCAGAAATAGCGATATAGGCTTCAATTTGATTTGCAACGCCATCTGCTCCACGTGCTGTTGAAATAGTAAACTTTGCATTACCAAAATTAGTAAGCAAGAAGGTATCCCCATTAGAGTCTTTTGGATATACATTAAACTCAAGGGTATCACCCTTGTAGTATGAAATATTATAGGTACCTGGAAAAGCCATGGGTATATTATAGCACTAAGATACAGAAATTGTTATACTTTTTAGCTTAATTAGTGAATCAAGGTCAGCACGCACTTCTGGCCTTATACCTGCTGTTCTTTCTGCCTCATCTGTAACATGTAGATTATGGACAACTGAGAATTCATAAGTGTAGGCATATTTAAAGAATCCTCCAAATGTGGTTGTTTCTTTTGGAGTGCCTGGAACAGCTGACCTTACCCACACTTCGGTATTTGAAGAGAATGTTTCAATTTCAAAGTCATACTTTATTGTAAGCCCTGCACCAATCTTGAGTGGTTTGGTATTTATGCGATAACTATTTTCGTTGTACAAGTTTCCTACAAAACCTTTTGGTTGATAGTTTTCTTTTGCAAATGGCTTTTTAAGTTGTAAAACTACCCAGCCATCTTCGCCACGTGTTGCACCTAGTCTTACTGGATCAGCATTAGCTTTGTCGATATACTTAGCCCATCCTGGGTGCTGTCCGTGTATTGGAAGATAGGCTGATCCGTCTTTTCCCTGTACACCCTGAGGTCCTTTTTCACCCTTGGGTCCTACTGGGCCCGCATCTCCCTTTTCACCTTTTGGACCTGCGGGGCCCTGTGGGCCCTGGGGTCCTGCTGGTCCAGGTACTGCTATGTACCCTGCTTCTTGCAGTAAGCTATCATTACGACTAACCTTGTCTGCATATTTAGACGCTTTAGATTTGGGAAATTCAATGTCGGGATTTGCCATATACCAATTATCTCAGATTATTCATCTGTTTCATAGATAAAGGACATGTGAAACAGATCTGTTGTATCCAAACTTACTGGTGAGTTGTGATCCAGTGGCTCATCCTTCGATGCTCCAGAAATATACCAGATTGTCATTAGACTGCTTCCGTCGCTCAGGTGTCCCTTTATTGTAAAGTGATCACCAGCGTTTGTGTTGTGCAATGACCCTGCTACAACATCTTGGTGGAACGTTGCAGAAAATGGAAGAGTTGTTATATATTGACCAGTTCCAAAATTTGTAACTTCATTAAATGGAATAAAAATGTTTGTTACTACCATGCGACCGTATTTCAGGTAAGTTCCATATGCTGGATTGCCTGATTGTGCGAAGTCACCGTTTGAAGATGTAAGTACTGGTGTCCAATTTACTGGCTGTGGGAATACTCCAGCTAGGTCTTGCTGGGTAACTGGATTTGTAAACCTAGCCATTAGTTACCGCTCTCTAGGCCTACCGTTAGTTTTGCAAGTTCCATGCCATCTGTTTCTGCAATTGCATAAAGTGCATCTTGTCCAGAAAGTTCTACTGACCATGCGTGTCCTGCTGGGATTCTGTATCCGTAGCTTGCGGATGTTACTCCCTCGTCACCGATATAAACAAATCCTGTTTCATTAACATTCTGCAATGTAATATCCATTCCAGAGTGTGTTCCGTTTGGTGTAAGTCGTGTTTCTGTTACGTTGCTAAGAACGTGTAATTCGTGTTGTGCCATTAGCTACCCTCCTCTAGGGCCTTTGTTCTAGATGCAAGTTCATCTAGAGCTGCTGCAATTGTAGCTGGTGCAACATTCCAGTCTGACGGTGTTGCTGGCGTGTAAGCTGTTGCATCACCGTCTGCTCCAGCGGGTCCGATTGGTCCTGTTAGTCCTGTTTCTCCCTGAATACCCTGAAGTCCTCTAGCACCTTGCGGTCCTTCAACTCCTGGGAAGGGAACAATCTTAATAGTTGGCATTATAAACTACCTCCTGTAACGTCTCCGAGTACAACAATTGTGCCGATAACTGGTGTCCACACCGTATCTGCATCAACAGTCACCTGGAGATCAAAAGCCAATTCTGCTAGCTTTGAGCCATACCCTGTTGCCCATTGCTGCGTTAAATCTGCAGGAGCCACGATTGTGACATATCCATCTGCTGCAGTTACTTCAAGTTCATCTGTGACTTCTGCTTTGTAATCATAAGCCGATGCTTCGTAAGTCCAACCCGTTGTGTCGTAAGCGGTGGCCTCATCGTTTTCGTAGAACTCTACCCTCAGTTCAGCAGTATCGCCTCTGACCACCTGCCATGTAATGTTTGCAGGGTCAGCTCCAAAAATTTGTGGGTCGCAAGATGCCATAGTACCTAAATTATACCACCAAAAATAAAAAAAGCTAGCATCCAGGGCAGTGGGTATGAGAGAGACATCCTGAATGCTAGCAAATATATTATAACACATCCAAGACATAGAAATGTTATAAAAGAGTTATAGCTTTGTTATCAAAAAAGTACTTGACATCTGATAACATAATGAAGGGTTGATTATTAATATATATTATTCATAGTAACTCGTATCGAGTGTAGTTGAATATATTTTATATTTATATATTATATATATTACTTGTCTAAATGACGAATAAGTTTTGCATAAAGATCATCAATCTGCTCTTCGAGCTTTTCTGTTCTTCTGTAAGTTTCTTTGCCCCATGTTTCTGAATTTTGAATACGAGCTTCAAGTCTATTTATTTGATCTTTCAAAGATGATCCGCCGTTTGGCTTAAGCTCTTGTAAGTAGTGCTTTACTAGCCAGCGTATTGCTCCTGCAAATCCTGCAATGATTGAGATAACTCCCACTGCAATACCGACTATCATATAAAACATCTCTAGCTCCGACATAATAATTAATTATAGTTTCCGTTTTTTACAATTCTTTTTCTGGTAAACTATATGTATGTCAGTTCAAATTATCAAGCACTATATATCTAATGAAGATGCAGATATGATTGTAAGTGGCTTACAAAATAAACTTATTCCAGAGCCCCGCCCAGGAATGTCTTCAGCACTTGGACAGAAAAATTCTTTTGAGGCATCCAAAGTTTCTATAAATAATCCAGCATCTGAGCTGGGAGAAGACGAGCTAGAAAATAGTGCAATATTGTTTGTATCAGATATTGTAAATAAAATTAAAAACACTATGGAAGAGTTTTACTCTATAGATTTAGATCTTGTCAATATGAACTTTTCTCAAATATCTGAAGGCGGATATAATCCGATGCATTCAGATAGTACTAAGCTAGATGGCTCTCCGTGGAGAGACGACGGGATTCCTGAAGAAATAGAATATTCTGCTTTGCTATATGCATCACAGTCTGGAGTTGATTTTAGTGGAGGGCAAATTTATTTTCCACAACATAATCTTTCGGTATCTCCAGACAAGGGATCTCTTATATTTTTTAAGGGTGATGTAGATCATATTCACGAAGTGCAGCCAGTGGAATCAGGGAAAAGACACACCCTTGTTTTATTTTACGGCAAACGGGGAAATGTCTCTGAGACTGAATTTTTTACTGATTAGTAGTCATGCTATAATATAAAAATGTCAGAAGAAGATGTTAAGTTTACAGACCTGTTTAATCCTGGCGAAGAGAAAACAGATAGAGAAACGGTAGAATATCGTTTATCAATTTGTAACACTTGTCCAGCATTTAGGCCAAGAACTAAAAGATGCTCTAAGTGTGGATGTTTCATGCAATTAAAAACAACATTGCAAAGAGCAAAATGTCCGATTGGAAAATGGTAATTGTTTTATTGTGAAGATGCAAGGAATATTTTTCTTGAAAAAAATAGTGTTGACCTATTTGTAACACATCCACCGTATGAAGGTAGCTCAACAGTAAATTTATATGGCAATGCGGACCAACAAATTCATAATGATGGCAAAGATAGCTATTTAAGTAATCTAATGAATATTATTAGGCATATGGACTATGCACTAAAAGATAATGGAAGAATACTTTTGGGTGTGCCTGCCAGGCCTATCATGTATGAAATTATTGCAAAGATTGTTCAAAATTTTAATTTTAAGTTTGAGGCACCACTTGTTTGGGAATTTGGTAATGATCCCATGTATGACGGCTATGTAGATACTCAGGTGTATTTTATAAATATTATCAAAGGAAGTCCCTACTATTCAGATAAAATTGATAGTTTAGTTATTGACATCCCCTGGCTCCACATGCTAGAATTAGATATCTACGAAGGATTTACTGAGGACTCAGTACCTCTTGCGTTGTGTGATATAATTATAGATGCTTTCACAGAAAAAGGTAATACTGTTGCAGACCTAATGGCTGGAACTGGGTCTATCCTTCTTTCTGCAAAGAATAAAGGAAGAAATATTATTTATAATGATGTTTCAGAAGAACAATTTAATATAGCAAAACAAAGATTATTGTAAGGAATAAAAATGACACGAGACGAAGTAGTGGAGAAGATGGTTCTTATTGCTGAGACTAACAATCTTGAGGCTATGCAGAGTGCTAGCTTGCCAGATGATCAGATTGAGCAGATGATGAGCCAGGTAAGGCCCCAGCTTGAAAAAATTCAGGGGCAAATTTATGATGCACTTGTAAGTGATGGAGTAATTAATGAGTAAGTATGTATTTAAGCCAATCCCAGATGTAGTTAGAGCAGACTGGGCAAATAACACAAATTTGGATTTCCCAGTTACTGATGAGGTTTTGTCAACACTAACCCTAATTGTAGAGGCAGATTCTGAAGAAGAGGCAAAGTCAGCAAGAATGCCAGTTTCAAACATCCTAGCCTGGGACCTGGTTGAGACAGACTTTGAAACCGTTGCTGAGTAACAAGCCCTACAAAGACGAACAGTGGATATATAACGAATATATAACAAAGAATCGTTCGGCAAGGGAACTCTCTAAAGAGCTAGGCGTTTCCTATAAACTTATTCAGATATATGTTGAGAAGTTTGGACATACGGTAAGGAATGAAACTCGCATTCTTGAATCAGGAGATAGCGATGTGGATTAATGAAAAGATTTTTTATCATGAAACTTTTCTATCAGACTATGAGCTAGAGTATTTAGACAAGATTATTGAAGAGAACTCTGATGTAGTTTCTGAGCTTCTTTCGGATCCAGAGTTGGGCGGCTATAAGACATTTCCAGTTTCTGACCCTATCATGGATAGCATTGGTAATAGAATTTTTAAATTCCTTAAAGATCAAAACATCCCATTTGTCGATTTTTACCCTAGAGAAGAGATTCAGTTTATCGGTCCTGGCTCAGGCCAAAGTGTCCACATTGATGGCAATGGTTCAGGACAAGACGTTGAACACGGAATTGTAGTTTATATCTCAGGCCCAGAAGCCTATTCTGGCGGAGAAATATTTTATCCAGATTACGATGTAGAAATAAAGCCCGCCCGTGGATCAATTGCAATTCACGCAGGAAATATAAAGCACGGCGTTAAAGAGGTCGGCGGTGGGAACAGGTACGTAATCGTAGCCTTTACAAATAATCAGTACCATTCTGATTTAGCTTCGGCGTTGAAATAAAGTTTTTCGATTTTTTTTTGAGTTTAAGAAATCGGCGGAATAAGAGACACCATCGACACCTATGATAATAAACATAACATATGTACATTATCAAGCTATGTCGGATAGCTCATAAAGACGTATAAGTCTTAAAGCCCAGAAGGAGTGTTCTTTCCTGGACATTTACAATTTTCACAGTTTCCACACATGGTATAATTATAGCAGGAGATTTATATGACCCAAGAATACTTTCAGATGATAATGATGAGACTTCTATTAGAGATAGATGATCATAAGGACCAAGAAGAATACATCAAAGGATTGAGATATGCCCTCGAAATTATTAAAGAAGAAACTGGATCCAGGTAAGCTCTGGATTATTATCTATACAACATTTGTAGCATCTGTATGGATATTTATCTTTATGGGTGTTGTTTTGCTATTATCTACCCTCGAAATCTGAAAAAAATATTTCGTTACCAAAATGTTATAATATATTTCCACAAAAATCTGAATATTTTGTAAATATGTACGATACACGATCTTGGGAAAGAAATCAAACAAATTAGTGAGCACACCGCCTTTATGCTTGACAATGTCAGACCCCCCCACTACAATAGACCTATGAAAAACATACTCTTATCAATGACCCTGACCCTGTCCCTACTAATCACTGGAGTGTACGCCTTGAGTCTTTTTATAACAAGATGATAACAACACGGCGTGTTAGTGCTAAAATGTCGGTGCCCTATGCTACTGTAATAGTAGTTAGAAAGGATAGTAAATGTCAAAGTCAGTAGCAGATGTAATCGCAGAGTTCGAGGCAACCCAGGTTGCTTTTGTTGAGAAGCGTGATGGTGAGACAGGTGTCTCCACTATGGACCCCCGTGTTGTAGGTAGGGTTATTGCCCTAATGGGTATCACTCTCGCAGAGGGTTCCAAGTCTTGGGCTAGGTTCCTTGAGAGGAAAGCCAAGTTTGAGAATGGGGAGGTCTAATGGATTCACTAGATAGATACCGAACACTAGATTTGCTAAACCTCAAAGAGGTAGAGCAAGAAATTGACCTAATGATAGAAATCATTGGTGAACGTGATGTTGATTCCAAAACCATCGAGTATGTAATGGGCTTGATGTCAATCGCTAGGTCTCTTGGAACAAAGAGGTCTTGGTAATGTTATCAATTTGTTACCAAAAAAGACTTGACAAAGTCACCAAAGTGTGATTGAATAATCTTAGATAAAGAAAGGATAAAAATGCTAGAAGTTGTAAAAACTCAGTTCATTGGTTTCGATACCGCCATTTGCGAGGTATGCGATAACTACACGCCTCACGTCTACATTGATGAGGCTGGCGAGGAGGGTTGCCTTCTCTGCTGGGAAGCCTATGGTGAAATAAACTAGGCTTTCACGGCGTGTCCCATTGACAAAATGTCGGTGGTGGGCCGCCCCCCCCACATCTAGTAGAAAGATCCGCTTATGACACCACATTTAGTTTTCCCAAATTCTCGGCGTGTCGTGTTGACAATGTCGGTGGGGTGTGATAGCGTAGCACTATCAACGAAAGGATAACCAAATGGACAACAACTGCTTCGACTGCCAGGCTGAGGGCCAGATTTGCGTCTACTGCTACAACGCTAGTATGGACGACGACTACCAAGCAATGCTTGACGAGGTTGGCATCTAAAATGTCCTACCCCTATGCTAGAGTAATCGTATAATCAGAAAGGATAAATAATGGAGCAGTCAAAAATCTACAAGAATGTCACAATCGAAAAAGTCTGTGCTAGTGCTCAGGAAATCATTGGTCGTGACCTAACAGAAATGGAAATGGTTCTAATGGACTATGCCCTAGAGCAAGTCAGATTGGGGTTGGTAAAATGAGTGAATCACTATGCGTATACTGCCTAAACATAGTCAACGACTATGTCTGCCCTCACTGCAACGAGTATGACGGGCTAATGCCACTTCCAGATGCCAAGACTTATCTTGGCGAAGACTTCCCAGAGGAGTATAACGAGTATGTCTAAACTATCAGTTTCAGAACTAGAAGAACTAATCTACAAAATAGACTTGATGTTGTCGGAGGACAATGGTAGTCTATTCTCAACAGAGGAGGCAGAATGATTTTCTATAACGGGTTCAACTTGCTAGTTGATTTGATTTTGGTTGCTGTTGTCTATGTCGTTGCTCACGGCATTGGATACCGAAAGAATCAGCCACCATTCTAGTCTAACCAAGCGACTAGCCCCATTCCTCAAGCGGAAAGTTTCTTATCCTTTCATTCCGTTGGGGGAATGTGGGGCCGCCCCCCCTCCTCTCCATGATCGGTTTACGAAAGAGATTTATGAACTCGCAAATCAAATCCCAAAAATGTCTGACCCCTATGCTATAGTGAAACTATGAAGAAAAAGGGTAAGAAACTAGGTAGGGCAAATGAGGCTAGGCGTAAGGCTGAGTCTGCTGCCCTGTTTCAGTCTATGCTGAAAGCACCCCACCTAGTTGTTACCCCTAAGCAATACAAGGGCACACGCCAGAGCAACAATGCTAAGGCTATTAGAGAAAGTAGGAATGATGGGTAGCATACAAGCAGCAGAGATGGCAGAACTACTAGAGATTGAGAGTGCCATTTCTTGGCACCTAACTTCTAATCACTTCCCCCCAGTCCCAGTTAGTATGGTTCCAGTATGTATTGAGGCTATTCAGAATGCTAATGCAGGTGACTGGATGAAGAATGTATCACTTCCTGAGGGCGTAGGATACAAAGGACTAACTGTTGCACCTACCCACGCAATTATCGAACAACACCACCTAGACTTTTGGGTAGAGCTAGATGAGGAGTATGATGAAGACCTATAATTGTTCAGACTGTGAAAAACTAATTAGAAATGAATATTTATACTGTCACGGACTTGATAATGTCTGTGGCAGGTGCTATGCTATAAGAGTGCAACACCCTAGTGCACGTAGAAAGGTCCCTAATGCTAAGACGTTCGAAAGATAGAAAGGTAACAAATGCAGTCTCCCCAAATGGCAAAACGCCGACTATCGCAAATACTTTTGGCCTTCCTTCTGGGAAGAGTTATTCCTGTCCTGGAGCGACAAGCGTATGCGAGAAAATCTGCTACGCTGGCAACCTCGAAAGAATCTATAAGGGCGTAAAGGAAATCCTAGTTGACAATTGGAATCAACTAAAGGACGCTAGCCAACAAGAAATGGAAGCACTACTCTATCAGATGATAGACGAGTTTGATAAAGATTGTGAGAAGAGAAATGCAGAAAGACTATTCCGTATCCATTGGGACGGTGACTTTTTCAATGAGACATACA